CTACTTCGTGACATTTAGCTGTTAATTCATCACCTAAATCATCTATTAAGTGATCTAATTCTATTTTTGATATTAATTCTTTTCCCATTATACTCCTCTTTCTGTGTTATACGCAATTATATGATCTCTTCCTGTCATATAATATCCATGTTCTGCTACCATTTCAAATACAAGAGGGTACATTTTTATTAGTGTTTCTCTCGTATCACCTGCAGGCATAACGTACGTCTTATTTTTAGGGATACCAAGTTCTACTCGATAATCTTCAATTTCTTTTAAATTACCTTTTGTTCCATCCCAAACTGGTTTATAATGGTAATCTGAATGAAACCCCATCATTTGTTTAATAGCTGTAGTGTTAAGTCTTTTTCTATTGTGTATTTTTATAAATTTTTCGTCAACCACCTTCCCAGCAGGCGTAACAGCTCCTTCAACAGGAACACTATTAGAAAATTTAGGACTAATAGACAAAAGACCAATAGGATAATCGGTTTCAATATAAGCTGATCCTTCAGTTTCAATAGTAATGATAATATCTCTTTCATGAGCAAAGTGTGTTAATTCGTTAACTAATGCTGGGTGCATGGTTGGTGAACCCCCAGTCAGCATCATTTCTTTTATATGTGGGTTCTTATCATAGAAATTTACTATGTCTTGGAAAGTAAATATTCCTTTTTCTGGGTGTATAGAGGTGTACCAACTGTCACACCATCCACCTTCTCCAAAATAACACCTATGTGTACAACCTGTAGTTCTGATAACAACTGTTGGTCTTCCAAATCTACTGCCTTCTGATTGTACAGCACGGTATAATTCTAGTACTGGTAATGTCTTACCATAATCTTCTATTCTTTTTCTCATTGTGCATTTTTTTAAGTGGTTTTACATTCACTGGTTATTAATGGTTTGCTAATAATTCTTCTACATGGGCTTTAGCTGTATCCCATCCGTCAACATAAGTAACAGGGTCTTTTCTTCCTAATTTAAGGAACGCTTCAATTCGTTCTACTGATGAAGCTGACTTATAATCAGATAATCCTTCAGCTGTTGGTTTATACGACGTATTAGTTCTTTTATAAACCTCGTCAAAATCTATATTTAAAAATTTACAACAACTTTCACCATCTTTTAAAATATCATATTTATCTCCATTTAAATAAGGAGTAAAATATTTTACTTTATCTGCATCCCAATTACCTTGTTTAAATGCTTCATAATCTGCATCTCTAAATTCTTGTCTACAATCAGGATAAATTGCGTGGTCACCTGCATGGATACCCATAGCTATATAAACTGTATCGTTTACTTTATTGGCAATTGATAGTGCTACTGCTTGTATAATTGATGAAAACATTTTATTTCTGTTAGGTACAACAGTGTCTTTCATATTTTCTTCTTCATAATGTCCTTCTGGTACATCATCTCCTCCTTGTACTAAATTTGAGTTTAATAATGATACTAATCCCTGTAAAGTTATTCTCTGATATTTTACTGGATGTCCATTTCTATCTAAGTACTCAATTAATTCTGCTGCTCTTTCTAACTCAACATTATGTTTTTGACCGTAATCAAAACTTAATGCTGTTACTTCATAACCTTCCGCTAATAAGTGTAATAATACAGTGCTACTGTCCATTCCACCTGATAATGATAATACTGCTTGTTTCTTCATATTGTTTTTATTTTTATACTCATACCAATTTGGGTTTGGTAGTTCTGAGTAATGATCCCATAATTCTTTTTCTACTATTTCCGACATTTATTTATTTAAATGTTGTTTTCTAGTTTCATGTTCCCAAATTCCATCTACTGTGTGTTCATGCCAATGAACTCTACCTTTTAAAATGGCGTCTTTGATATTTTTCTGGTGTCCATTCAAATTTGAATTTCCACTTTTTACCTCTATAAAATGTACTGAACATTTTGTTTTACTTCCTCTATTTGCAAAAGCTATATAATCAATTGGTTTTCCAAAAAACTGTACGTCTTTAGGGTCTACTGGGAAGTTTTCCATAAATGGTACATAATGTTCAATTGTTTTTCCAAAACTTACTGCTCGTGAACGAGAATAGGCATCTTCTCGGATAGCTTTTTCTTCTTTAGCTTTCCATTTTGCTAACATGGCTTCTACTTTCCTTTCTGTAATTTTATCATGAGAGATAAAAACGTATGCTGCGAAAGCTAGGGCACATACTGTAACTGCAATTAATGCTATTGTCATTTTAATATAGTTGAGTGTTACTGTCCATTACGAACTTTTTAAATTGAGTTAAATTATGATTAATATCATATAACTTTTCTGGAGTTAATGGTTCCAGTCCCATTTTATCTATTTTTGTTGATGATTTAGTTAATAAACCAACACTATTATATTTTACTCCTTCTATCCCATGAATAACTGGGTTTGATGTGTCTATTGATTCAATAAAAGGAAAATCACAATAATAACCAAATTCTTGTGGTAAAGCACACCCTAATAAATGTATTCTGTGGTTATCGGTTATTAACCCTGATTTATACATTTTTGATATCATCATTATACGACCCATCATTTTACCAACCAAGGGATTTGGGTGGGGAAATTCATCAGCATACCAATCTGCACCATAACTAAATGCTATTTTTTTATAACCATGATGAAATTGTAATATATCATAACATTCATATGCTTCACCATAACTTTGAGCTTGTACTACTGCTACTTTTGTTGTATTTTCTGGTAATTCATAATTTCTCATCCAATATTTAGCATTAACTAAAGTTTGGGTTTGATTTTGCCAAACATCAGGTACTATAAACTCATCTGGTTCTAATTCTTTGATCCAATATAATAGTCTTTTTGTATCATATGCTTCACCTAATTCATGAAGTGAATTATCCATTATAATATATCTACCATCTTCTTTAGCTTTATAAAAATGTTTTTTATAAACTTCATTTTGATCTAATAAATGGGGTAAACAATACTCATAATCATTAATATCATAACTCCTAGAGAGCATGTTTATTGGGAGTTCGTGTGAGATTTTGTACATATTATTCTGAATAAATTGCTGAGTTTTTACCGTGTTCTCTAAATTCTACTTGTTTTACTTTAACACGTCCATTAGTTTCTTCTTGTACAAAAGGATTTAGTTTATTAAAAATAAACTCTGCAAATTTTTCTGCACCTGTAGCTGGTACTATTCTAATTCTCATAGGTCCTTCATATTGTTTGCCACGAGGCTGATCATTATGCATCATTTCAAATTGCATTCTTATAGGATCATCTTCTGCTATTAAAACAGTATGGTCAAACATATAATCCATCCATTCTTTTGGTGATTTACCATCGATTTTAGTTTTAGCTCTTTTCATACCACCAAAATCCCAAACCCAATTTCTCCCATCTAACTCACCTTCAAACCATACTTTAAATGAAACACCATATCCGTGTAGATATTGGCAGTGTGTTGTAGTGGCTTTCCATTGTCTAAAACAACAACTAAAACCATCAAAAACTTTTGTACTTATAAACATAACTTATTTTTATTTTTATATATAATTCTATTTTTTAGAATCCAAATTATCTTCGGGGAGAAAATTCTTATATTTTTCGTTAAAATCTTTATTATTATTATCTATTTTTTCTATATCTTCTTCTGTGATATTTCCTTCTTGTATTTTATTCCAATCTTTTAATAAATCTTCTACATCTGTTAGAAAATCTCCTAATGTTGGTTCTTTAGATTTCTTCATATTCTACTTCTTTTATTTCATTACATAACCATAAAAATCCTTGTGCTCTAAACATAGTATCACAATGATAATATTGTTTTAATATTGATACTCCATTTTCTACTTTTAAATTAATTCTACTTTCAGGAAATTTCCTTTTAACATGAAATAATTTACCTTGTATATCTATTATATTTTTACCCGTCACAACTTACACAATCTGCCATTCTAGAACCTAAATCTCCTTTAATTACAGAATCAGTTCTTAAATAATATAATGTTTTAACACCTAATTTCCATGCTTCCATATGAACTTGATTAATCCATTTTGGAGAATCAGTAGGAGCAAATGCTAAATTAAGTGATTGAGTTTGATCAATGTATTTTTGTCTAATTGCTGCTTGTTGAACTAAAGCTAATTGGTTAGTTTCAGCAAATGTTAAAAATACTTCTTTCTCATCTTCGGATAATATTTCAGCTGGTAAATTTTGTACAGAGCCTTCATCTGCTAAAATTTGATCCCAAACTTTACTTGTATTTTTACCTTTTTCTATTAGTAATTTTTCTAATTCTGGATTTTTAACAATAAAAGTACCTTTAGCTCCATTAAATGTATAAACATTTGCTGGTTGTGGTTCAATTCCTGCTGAGCAACCTCCTATTCTTGAATTTGAAACAGTAGGAGCAATAGCTAAAACATGAGTATTTCTCATACCTGTTCCTTTACACCATAAAGGTTCACCATATTCTTGGGCTAATTTTCTTGATGCTGCTTCTGCTTCACTTCTAACTTTAGACATTATTGTGTGGGTCCAAGCTGTAGAGGCGATAGAATTAAATGGTAAATTTTTCTTCTGTAAGAAAGTATGCCAACCCATTACGCCTAAACCTAATGCTCTTCCTTTTTTAGCATGTTTATGAGTACGTTTCATTGCCTCTTTTCCATTAGTTTTATCAATAAATTCTTGCATAACACCATCTAAAAAGTATGTAGCAATTTCTACAACATCTGTGTCCTTCCACTCATCATATTTTGCGAGATTCAACGAAGATAAACAGCATATAAACGAGTGCTCCTCATCTGTGTGGAGTGTTATTTCTGTACAAATGTTTGTCATTGAAACGTTGAGATTATTCATCATGTAAGCTAAAGGGTTGTCTTTATTTACATTATCTTCAAACATAATGTATGGTTCTCCTGTTTCCATTCTTGATTTTAGAATTTCTAACCATATTTTCATTGCTGTTTCATCTCTATCATTTAATTTTCTCATAAATGAATCATCAACAACAACACATTGATGTAAATTTAAACATTGTCTGTTAGGATCGCCTTTTGGTCTCCTAATTTGAAGATATTCTTCAATGTCTGGATGACTAACTTTTAAATTAACTGATGCTGCTCCTCTTCTTACATTGCCTTGATTAGTAGCAATAATAGATGAATCATAAATTTTACACCATGGAACTACACCTTCAGATTTTCCATTGCCTCTGATCTCTGTTCCTCTTGGTCTAATTCTAGAAACACTAACACCTACACCACCTCCTGCAGCTGTTAATTTCATTAATTCTGCATTAGTTAAACCAATTCCTCTAATTGAATCAGGTGTGTCAACACCAAAACAAGAAATAGGTAAACCTCTATCTGTACCTGTGTTTGAAATTACAGGAGATGCTAAACCAATCCAACCATTCCAAATATATTTAAAGAATTTTGATTCTAAATCAGGACGATTTAACCTAACTGCTACAGCATGAGCAACTCTTCTGTATGCTTTTTTTGGTGTTTCTCCTGGTAAAAGATAACCTTTACTAATTGTTGATAAAGCTACCTCATCCATAAATTCAGGAAAATCTTTCCCTTTCTCCCATTGGGAGTAATCTGCTATTAAATTATTATCCATTATTTATTTTTTAAAATATTGCGGCTGCATCCCAATCTTGTACGCCTTTACTATAATTTGTTACTCTATTTGCGAAGAAATCTGTATGTTGTTTTCCTGCTGATAAGTGGTCAAACCATTTCATTCTTTCTACAGCTTTAACATCAATACCATTTACAATAGGTCTATAACCTAAATCACCCATTTTTGTATTAACTCTATGTTTAATAAATGAAATTAGATCATCTTTACTGCAACCTTCTAAATCACCCATTTCATATACTTTTTCAATAAAATCTAATTCTAATTTTAATGAAAGTAAAGCTGCTTCATTAATTGCTGCTTCTAATTCTGGTGTTTTTAATTCTGGTTTTTCTTCTAATAATGTTCTAAATAACCAACACCCAGCATCAGAATGCATTGATTCGTCTCTAATTGACCATTCTACTATTTGTCCCACTCCTTTTAATTTATTTCTTAATTTAAATGACAATAAAACAGCAAAAGATGAAAATAAATTTACACCTTCAGTAAAAGCACTAAATATAGCTAATGATTTTGCTCTTTCATGCCAATCTACTTCATCACCAAAACTAGCTGCGTTTTCAGTTAAAGCTTCTATTTTAGCCATTGTTGTTTCATCTTCTAAAAATTCACTAAAATCATCTAAACCTAATTCCTCATTTAATAAAGAATAAGCTTCAGCATGAATTGTTTCCATGGCACCAAAAACAGTTGCCATAGCAATAATTTCTGGTTTACGGAACCATTTTGTAACTAATCCTGTCCAATAATCATTAACTACAGTTTCAGTTTGAGCGAATCCCTTTAAAATCGAACCAATAATATTTTTTTCAGTTTCATTTAAGTTTTGTTTCCAATCATTGATATCACTCATCATTGGAACCTCTGTGTGTATCCAATGCGCTTGTTGTTGTTTTAACCAATAGTCAAATGCTGTTGGGTATTCAAATGGTTTATATACTATTCTTTCTTGTGTGATATCTTTTTTTGTCATTTTTGTTATTTTTTAAATTTAGAAATAAAAAAAGGGGTAAACCCTTGTGTGTTATAAGTACAATATATACAAACAAAACCCGCTAAAACCCAAAAAACTCGTTGGAAGCTCTTTGTCCTCTTCTTCGCTGTGCAGGCGAAAGATCTTCACTGTTGGTTTGTTGCGGTCTATTATTTCCTCTCATATTTATTTCAATCTTCCCTATTGCAGTATCCATAACTGAATCATAAGTTATACCATCTGCTCCATATCTATTTTTCATAATATGCCATCTACCAGTGCCATTTTCTTTGTCTTCGGCACTTCTAGCTAATGACATTGCAAAATCAGTAATCATCATTTTAGAATAACTTTCAGCCATTCTGTCTCCTTGAATAATATCTTCTCTTGCTCCTGATCTATTTACTTGTGAAGCTGTCCAAATAGGAACCTTCATTTCAGTAGCTAAACCACGCAAACTAGTATAAATGTCATCTAATTTGTCTCTTTTTTCTTTACTCGATTTAGAAGTAAGCAAATCAGCATAATCAACAATAATTAAATCTGGATGTATATCTTGTTGAATACATTTTTCTAAATGTGCATGTATAGTGTTTACAGTTGCTTGTCCTGCTGGATATTCTCTAATGTAAAGACCACCTCGTAAGGTTGATAAACTTTCTGTTACTTCCTTTTTAAAATTAGTAATATCTCCTACAGGTATTTCTGTAAAACAAGCATCATATCTTCTACCTACATATTTTTCACTTAATTCTAAAGTGTAATGTACAACTGTGTAGCCTAATTTTACAGCTTGAGCACCCAATGCTATTAAAGCCCATGATTTACCCCCACCGGGTCCTCCTGCTATTAAACCTAAATCGCCTTGTCCTAAACCATTACCTAAAAGATTATTAATAAGTGGCCAAGGTGTAGCTATAGTATTTCTAGCTTCTTCTCTAAATCTGTCTTCTAGTTCTGCTATATACTCATGACCTATATCTCTTTCGGTTCCTGCTTTTAAAGCACCATCAATTAAATTTCTAATATCATCATAATCACCTAATTCTAACAAATCAACTGACTTCATTAGCGCACCCTTTAATGTTTGATTTTTACAAAAATCTAAAAATGTGTCTTTTACATAAGCTAAATCTGTTGCTTTTGATGCTTTATATGCTTGTTTAAGTAAATCTTTAACAGCTACATTTTGTAGTTCTTTATTTAAATTTTCAAGTTCTACTTTAAACACTTCCATTGTTGGAACTGTTTTATATTCGTTATAATAGCTGAGTGTTTTACGAATAATCCATTTACCAGCATCATTATCAAAATAATCTGGAGAAACTATATCTGCAATTTGTTGTAGAAAGTCTCTATCGGTTATTAAGATTCCAATAGCTTTAGTTTGGAATGAATGTCCGTATTGAGTTAATTTACTCATGTGTTTGTTTTGCGAATGTATTTAACTTAATAAAATGTTCTTTTAACCATAAATCAGGGGATGCAATTGCATTTCCTAATTGATCATCATTGTACATTATAATAAAATCATTTCGGGAAAGCAAATTTATTGGTGCTTCTATTAATCTTGTTATTTTTAATTTTAACTCTCCCGATATAGGTGGGTTTTTTAAATCCATTAATTCTTCATTTATGTGGAGTTGGTCCGCCGACTCACTAATTTTTTTATGCATAGGTTCTTCTCCTTTACCTGCATGTTCCAGAATGAAATCAAGATCAAGGGTTGTCTGAGTAAGTAGA